TTTTGGTTTCTTTCCATATTCATTTTCGAATGCGTTTGTATCTACTGATACATATTTTGTACTCTCATTTAAATACTCTAATACTGACTTCATATTTCCATCCTTTTTAATTATTTATAATATCAACATTAAATATAATATATTTTTCTAATAAAAACAAGATTTATTTTAATTATTTATAACCCTGTGATTTTCTAGTCTTTATTCCGCGCATAATTTTTAATTGGCAAAAAATTGAAATAACATCAGTTATTAACTCAAATCCTAATTGAGATAATTCGTCGTCACTTAAATTATATGGTTCAATTACTTTTTCGACTCTATCGTGCATATTACCATTAGAATTTAGAATCTTTTTTGAAATTTCTATTATTTTAGTGTTAATTGGCATACCACATATTCCTTTTTATTTATCTTCTATTTTATTTTGAACTTGTTCTTTTAAAGAATTTAATAATTCAGTAATTTCCCAAAATTTATTATCTACGAATTCTTTTGCTGCTTCATTAATCATTCTGGTAATTTGGGGTTGTCAATGTTCAATAAATTTTTCTAATAAAAACAAGATTTATTTTAATTATTTATAATGATTGTGTTTTGTGATGGTAAAAATAATATCGTAAATAATTGCCCATGTTATTCCCATAAAAAATCCTAACGTTATTAGACTTCTTGCTTCTGTTATTAATTTATGGGATATAATATAATCTGTTAATGAAGCATACGATAAAGCAAATACAAAAATGAATATTAATTTTATGAAAAGACCTTTCACTTTCAACTCCTTTGTTTTAATTATATATATAGGGTATAGAAGTAATTCATTTCAAATCTTTATTTTCTTTACATTACATAAAGCTTTAAATAGTTGTAAATCATTAAGTTTTGGTTTACCTGGTTTCCAAATTTTTTGATTTTGATTAAAGAAAAAATCCCTTTCAAAACCTGTTTTAAATGGACAATTGTGCCCTTTTGCCCATTTATTCATTTTTTCAACTCCACAAATTATTGCGTCTCTACGCATTAGTTCGAGAGTTAATTCTTTAGTTAATTCGCCCCAACATATTCCATGTAATAAATTTGATATTTGATACTGACTTCTCAGAAGATCTGCACGGGAAAGATATGCACCCCGCAGATTAGCACCCCGCAGATCAGCATCCTGCAGATTAGCATTCCACAGATCAGCACCCTGCAGATCAGCATCCTGCAGATTAGCATTCCACAGATCAGCACCCTGCAGATTAGCACCCCGCAGATTAGCACCTTGCAGATCAGGAATTACACTATGATTTTCTTTTCTCCACTCATTCCATTCTGCAACACCAGATTTAAGAATTTCTACATGTTCATTATTCATATCACATACTCCTTATTCTTACATTTTTCATTATTTCATCGAATGTAACTGGTTCAAAATTCCACATATCTACTCCAACATTTATCATTAATTTACTTTCATTATTTAAACTTTTACATATTTTAAACAGCCATTTTTCATGTACATGCCCACAAAATATAATATCACATTGAGGATATGAAATATCTTCATATTTTTCAAAAGGTTTATGCCGTAATAATATTTTCTTTCCTTTAAATTTTACTACTGCGAAATCAGGCCATTTTTTAGCATCATGATTACCTTTTATGAATTGAATATAACCATTTAATTTAGCTATTGAAAAATTATAAAAAGAAAAATCTCCTAAATGATATACTATATCATACATCGATACTTTTCTATTCCAATTTTCAATTAATGCGTTATCCATTTCTATTATATCTTTAAATGGCCTTTTACAATAATCAATAATTCCTGTTCCTCTTTTATTTAAATGACCAAAATGTGTATCAGATGTAAAAAATATATTAGCCATTTTTATTCCACGAAAAAATGATATATTAAATCTTCAAATTTATATGTAATTGTTATTGAATCTATATAACTACCAGCAAAATCATATTTTATATTATTGCGGTATGCTACTATTTTTAATGTTTCCATTTTTTTAGAATCGGTTGTTAATATATAAAAATACAATTGGTTATTCTCGTTATCGGCTTTTAGAATTATTGAACCTTTAGGTACTTCTATATAAGTTACTTCTATGTTGTTTTCTATTTTGAATGCTAAATTATACTTACTAATTATTCCATTCATTATGATTAATTCTCTTTATTAAAATTGTTATTAAATACCACAATACAATAAATATAATAAATAATATTGTTGCTATACTAAATCCTGCTATATGAGAATATAAAAATAGTGTTTTAAATTCCACCATGTTAAAACAGATGCTAATCATCTTCCATTAATGAAATCAATTGCAAACCACCACAAAATCTTTATTTGCCATCTGATTTTATTAATTATATTCTTTATTTTCCACCACAACATTTTTTATATTTCCTTCCACTATTACAAGGGCATAATTCATTTCTACCTATTTTTAATATATTATCAACAATTTCACCAACTATTTTGCCATTAATTGTTTTAAATACTTTATCATTAAAAACAATTGCAGGTAACTCTTTATTCGCTACCTGTTTAATTAAAGTAGCAAATTCCGGATCTATTTCTTCTATTGGTAATATATTATTTGTTTGCATTAGTTAAAAAATTAATTTTTTTGTTCAAATACCATTGTGCTTTCTTTAAATCTTCTAATTCTTTACCTTTGTGTTTGCTTCTTGCAATATATTTGCAAACATTTCCCAAACAATAATCATCAGTAAACCATGCCATTATAAAATCTATTACTTCGATACCGCCTTTATTATAATGCGATGGATAATTGACTGCATCCGAATCGTCAGTAAATTCTACATTTTTAATATTTATTTCGGAAAGATCTGGATTTACGCCTTTCAAATCTGGCGTAATAAAATCGTCGGTATTATTTGATTTTGTTTCTAATTCTTTTTTTATATCTTCTAATGCTGGGCCTGTTCTTTTAAAACCTAATTTGTATGATTTATTATTCATAAAATCTCCATTTCTTTTAACCATCCCTCAATTATTTTATCTGTATTCCAAATATCTATTTTTTCCGTTGTTTTATTGCCATAAAATTCAGTTCCAGTTTTAATACATTCCGCTCGAATATATCCCCAACTTTCCATTTCACTATCTTGATATACTCTACTTATCGAATCATACATTTTTTGCTTATCATTACAAAAACCTTTCATTTCAATATTACCATATTTTTTAATAATAGGTTGAATTTCTTCCATAAAATATTTTTGATCAGTAACCATACCATAAATAAGTATTTTTTTAGCCCCATCATTAATAGCTCTTTCAATACTTTTATGAACATTTTTATTTCTATCAATACTACCAATAATACCAAATATTTTATCTGGTTTATTTGATATTTTTAAATTTTCAACAATATTAGGAATTATAAAATATGGATGATCAATATTATGGTATTCCTTTTGCCATTGACTGACATAATGAATTTTATCACATATTTTATAATTTATATTCGATATTGGAAATATATTTTGTTCGTGCGAACTAAATATATATTTTTTACAAATTATGGTTTGTGGTTTTAAAAAATGAATTATTATTCTATCTTCATTGTTAATTTTTAAACATGCTAAAAAATTACTTTTACACTTATCAATATGATAATTATGAGGGCCATATAAACAAGTCGGATAACCTACTCTATTTAATTCATTAGTTAGGTTAATCCAACTTGTTGTACTCCCTCCGGGATTGCTCCAGCCTGAAAGTATTTTAATCATAATACCAAAAAATTAATCTTGAACGTTACGCGATTCTTCGAGAAAGTGGTCATATTCTTGCACTTTTCCAACCTCGAAGTCATCCATTTCTTCAATAGTGATGGGGTTGTGTTCTTCATGAACTATTGTGGCTGGTTCGTCGAGATGAAATTCGCGTGAACCGCTACTTTCATCTAAATAAACATCAACATCTGCATCAATAACGTGTGCGTGGCCTGTAACTTCGCCTTCAGCCAATACAGGTTTATTCAACTTTTTTAAATTAGACATAAAACTCCTTTGAAAATATATCTATTAAATATATATTATTTTGAGTCTAAAAACAAGGATAATTTTTAATATACTTTGATATTACTTTCCAATTATCCTCAATTCTAGGTATAAAATCTATACTATTTTATCGGTTTTTGGATATAATTTTAAGTACTTAAACACTTTACCCATATCATCAATAAAACATTGTTCGAATTCACTTAATTTGTTTTCATTAAAGATTGGATTTTGTCTAATCATAGCTGCTGGATGATATGTTGGCACTATAATGTAATCTTTATACTTATATATATTACCGTGACAATTTTTCATAGTACCTTTAATATTTAATAATAATTCTTTAGAATTATTTCCAAGAGGAATTATTACTGAAAGACCAAATTCTCTTAAATTTTGTATATCTTTATAAAGATGAATTTTACAATGGTCGTATTCTTCTTTTGTAGGAACTCTATTATTTTCCGGATTATTACGAATAGTATTAGAAAGGGCAAAACCAAAATGGTGATATGTTTCTTTACACAAGTTTAAAAGATCGTGGAGTCGTTTTCCTGCATCACCAACAAAAGGTAATCGTTGTTTTCTTTCTTCGCTACCGCCGCCTTGGCCAACAAATAAAAATGTAATTTCATTAAAATAAGGGAATAATGAAGTTGGAAGAAAACAACATTCACTATAACAAGGACAAGAAAAATCTGAACAAACCAAATTCAAATTCATAAGAAGGATAAACCTTTATTAATTGAGTATAAGCATCAATCCAAACTCTTTTATTTTTATAATTATTTAGAACCTTCCGGTGTTTGCTGTCGTCTTGTTGTATATTGAGTCCAGTGTAGATAATTAAAATGTTGTTGAACTCTTGGATATAATTTAAAATAATCACTATTAGAATCATATTTTATCATATAGCCTAAATTTTCAACAAAATCGTTGTCTTTTTTATTGTAATCATAATTAACTAATTTAATATGATTCTTTAAAATTTTAAATTTTATTTTATTTTTCTCTAAATATTCTAAAATTTGTTCTTCGTTAGTATTACTTTTATGTATATCATTTACCGTTTCATTCAAATAATCTACAACTTTCTTATTCATGTTATTGTCCTTTATAAAAAATTATTAAATATGTTGTATAAAAGAAAATTATATTTGTAAAAATCGGACTTTTCTTTTATGCGACTACTTCCCAAAACTTATAGTCTTTTTCGAAAAGAACTGCCGAATCTGACCCACTTCCAAATGAACTACAAACATCACCATTAGGAAGTGGTTGGTCGTTGTAATTAAACTTTTTTGTTCCCCATTCTGGATGCTGTATGTTTCTAATAACCTTTGCTGTCTTTGCCGTTTTTATTGTTAATAGTTTTCCTTTAGTTTTCTTTTTATTCGCTGCCTCATTTAAATAATCTGCAACTTTCTTATTCATAACTCCATACTCCTTAAGAAAAGAATCTATTTTTTTAAATAATCTATTATATTACCACTTTCTATTCTTTTTTTAGCACTTTCAATAACTTCATCTCTTGTTAAACGATTACAAAAAATCTTTTTACTATCATTAATAGTATAATTAAAACCAACTGGATTACCCATATGAGATTTATTTTTAATTTTTAATGTATATTCTTTATCTCCAATAATAATCTTATGAGATGTTTCTTTAACTTTATTGGTGTATACTCCCGGCAATCCGACTCTGTTACTACCTAATGACATATTATTGTCCTTTATAAAAAATTATTAAATAATCAAAGTAAAAGAAAACTACAATAAATCCTATTACAACTTTGTTTAATAGAATAAAAGATTTCCAAATATTAGATAATAATTTCATATGAATTTAAATTATTCATTTATTTTTATTTCTACATACCAATGGGACTGTTTGGCTATGGGCGCACCGCCTTTAAAAGATCTCCATACATTTCCTTTATCAACTATTGTGTATTTAATATTCATAGAATCTAAAATTGGAGTAATTCTGGAAGCTAATTTTTCTTCGCTACCCCCGCTCGAATAAAAATATCCTTTTCTTACTAATATATTACCGTTTTTTGTGGTTATCTGATCGCCGACATTTTCTTCTTCCAACTTTTTTCTGACATCGGATAATTTTATTGTTTTCTTTACATCCTCATTCAGATAATCTACAACTTTCTTATTCATATATTTTCTCCTTTTAATTGTTTATTTTCTTTCTTATTATAATATATATTATAACGCAATAAAAGTCAAGGAATATTTTATCTGTACTTAATCTTATGTTCTATTTTCCATTCTCTTTTTTCTTTATGCTGCAATACAAATACTTTTTCACTATGGGGCTCAATTAAATTTTCATCGACATTAATCAACCCCCAATTTTTTAAATTCCATATTACAGCATTTCTTCTTTCAATATCTTTTTCACTTACATTATTATAGCTATTTTCTTTAGTTAATAAAAACAATTCTTTAAAATGAACTATAAAATGTTCTTCATTTTCAGTATACAAATAACAGCTTGGCCATAATGTTTTTAAACCTATATTTGCTATACCAATTCTTTCTAATGTTTCAATAATTACATTAGCATCTTTCAACAATTCAACTTTCACAATATTCATTTGTTACCTCTTTATGCTTGTGGATCTTTAATTTTCATCTCTTGAAAGAAGAATGAAGCAGTAAACGTCACTTCTATTTCTTCACCATATAGTAAATTTAAACTACTAATTGAACTCAAATAAACATTCGTAAAATAAATTATTTTCTTATCTCTATTTTGATTATCTAATATTACAATACTAATATTTTTTATAACATTATCTACTATTACATCTTCAGGTAAATCTTCGCCATATTTTAAATACTGAATATATTGAAACAGATTAGTATAATTTTCTAAATCTTCAGAACATTTAAATTCAATATCCAAATTACCTAAATTTTCATTAACTTTTGTAATAGGCCTTTTATAAATAACTGTACCATAATTACTGTAATCATTATCTAATGCAAATTCTGGTATTGTACAATTTCTTACATAATCATTATACAATTTCATATTGTTTAAATTAGTAATAGTTGGAATATTAGAAAATTCCAACCTCCATTTTGTAGTATTAAAAAAATTAGGCGTGCCCATTTATATCCTTTTATGATAATTCATAAGTTAAAGTACATGCGGCATAATATCTTGCTGCACTATTCCATGCTGCAGAAGAAGATTTTTGTATTGAAAATAAAAATCCATTTCTCTGATCAAAACCACTCTCAGCAGAATTAAAAAATTTAACCATTAAAATTAATACTGGATCGGATGTTTGTGGATTAACAATAGTAAAACAATGATTATTACTGCTTGTAGCGATACCTGCAGCTTTATCAGAAACTATAGAATTTAATAAATCTCCTTCATTAGAACCTGTTAAAATTGCAGTTCTGCATATATTAGCAGTTCTTCCAGTCAAACTATTTGAACTTTTATCTAATTGAAATGTAAATTTTATAAATAATGTTTTTCCAATAACACTAAATTTCCAATTCCAAATATCAACATAATCCCATTGTGATTCATTGTACAAACTACTATATGATTTATCGAAACCTGTTGGAACAGCATTCCAGAAAGATCCATTATTCGGATACCAAGTATGATTACCTAAAAAATACCACTCACCAGTTTTAAAATTATTTTTTTTCGATAAATATAAATCTTTAATATACGCAGCACTATATGCATGACTTGAATCACCCAATCCACAACGTTCATCAGTCACCGGAATTATTGTTTCTGCAATTTTAATTGTACTATTAGGATTAGATAAAGTATCAGCAAATAAATATTTCCAAATTCTGCTACTCGAACCTAAACTGGCATATGATACAGCATTAGTGTTCGGACAATAATAATCAGAATATGATGCGCTACTTTCTAAAATATTAAAATAACCATTTTCCCAACGACTGGTCGAAGTGCCTAAATTATAAGCATTATGCGTGAGTGGCACTACATTTTTATTTACCTTAATACTACCAGCACCGGAATCATCCAAATAATCAAAATTAGCTGATGTTGCATAAACTTTTCTATATTCCAAAGCACTGGTTCCTAAATCGATAGAATCGGTTGTTTTTGGTTGAATCGCTTTATTACTTGATAATGTAATTTCTAAATTGCCTGCCGACGTAGTATGAAATGTTGCTGAAGTTAATGCCGAAGTTCCTATTCCATAATCCAATCTTAATTGTGGCTTTGTGGCATCAGACTCTTTAATATGTAATTTATTTTGCATTTCTTCATAGCCGTCATCAAAAACACCAATACCAACTTTTTCAGAATAATAAACTCCACCTACTGTTCTACTCCAATAATCTGCGCTTGTTGCATAAAAAACATCACTGAAATTTGTAGTAACTGACCCAATTTGAATCTGAACATCAATAACAATATCTTCAAAACCCGAAGTTCCATAATTTGTTTTTGTAATAGGCGAATCTATTACAGCTTCTGCAAATAATGCAGGCGAAGAAGTTTCCACACCATTATTATCTACCTGGACAACATATAATGCTATTTTGTTAAATTTAACAGTACCTAATTTTTTATTTAATCTACATTTAAAACTACCCTTTAGAACACTACCGTCAGAAACTGGATAATAATCAACAACTTGAAAATATCTATTTGAACCTGCTGAAGTTTCTGCAGGAACATCATTATTTCCGACAACTAAAGCACCATCATAAATTTCCCAAGCATTAGAAGTGGCTGAAGCATCAACATCACTTCCAGAAACATAATTACTTAAAGGTACACCATTATATAAATTGATTTTTTGTTCTTTTGAAATTACTGCATCAGTTAATATCCAAGGATCGCCGCTGTCATCTAATGTTTCTCCGCCTGCACTTGTTACAAAATCGTCAGTATCAGATAAAGTATATGCATTATCTGTTGATATATTCCATATTTTTTCTCCTGATGGAGTTGTGTCTGTAGCTGAAACAGAAGCAGATAAAGCAATAACTGAAGTTTCCGAGCCGTCATGCACAAATTGGTCGATTCGATAGTCATAGCATGGCAAAAAATATTTTATTGCAATTAATGGACCGCCGTTATATGCGCTAGTAATATAGTTCAGCCCACTTTCAGTCACGATATTGAAATTTAGCAAAGACATTTATTTTCTCCTTTAAATATAATCATTTTAATTATTTATTATTCTTCCCCTGACGGGCTTGCAGATTCCGATAAACTTCCAGAAGCAGATTCACTTAAACTTGGACTTGCAGAACCGCTTGCAGATTCTGACAATGATCCAGAAGCAGATTCAGATTTGCTTGGACTTTTCGATTCACTTGCAGATTCTGAAAGTGATCCAGAAGCAGATTCTGAAAGACTTGCAGACTTACTTTCAGAAGCAGATTCTGACATAGATTCAGATGCTGAACCAAACCAATGATCGGAATCGCCGTATACGTCATCTACTGGTAATTTTATATAAATACTATGAAAACGAACTGCAATCGAACAATAGAGATTAATTGGAATTTTAGTATAGCCACCCAATTTTCTAAAAACGGTATTGGCTGGTTTGACAGATTCTATTGCATTTACTATTTCATTTTTCTTCTCATATTGCCACGACAAATTATTGGTGCTGAGGTCAAGGTTCACCCACACAATAAAATGTGGCGTCGGATAAAAATTACTTGGGATTCCACTTAATGAATAACTTAGATGATTAATATCTTCTGTTACCCATCTTCCTCCTTCAGATTCAGGCAAATAATTATCAGTATAATATTGAGAAATATCGCCAATTAATCCAAAAGAATACAGCATTATTTTAACTGCATTATGAGTTGTTTTTATACGATACCAGAATGGTAGATTTCTAATAGCAAAACGCAAATATTTTTCAGTTTCAATATCAGGACATGTAGCACTCGTCACATATTCTGCTAAATTCCCTAATTCCCCCCTATTAATATTTACATTATACCCTAAATTATTAGCAAAATATTGCAAGTGCTCCACATCCATTAAATCAGGATCTTGTAAATCATTTAATCGATGAATTTTCTCTAATATGGATATACCACTCGTTGCAAAATCTGGCGAAATATAAACTATTTTTTTAGTATTCACTTATAAATCCTCTTCACTGTATTCGTAACTTTTATTTCCTTCATACATTGTATTTAAATAATCTTCAAACATTTTTATAAAATTATAAATATCAGTTTCTTGATGATAATCAGATAAATAACCTTTCAAATCAATCAATCTATCAGTACCAAATCTAACTGGTTGTTGCATTCCACAAAGAGTTATATAATTAGATTTATATTTACTTCTTGTAATTGTAGCAGATGTTGATTTGCTTGTAAGAACAACATCTAAATTAATAGAAAATGTTTTACCTGAATATCCGCTAAATGTATGGCTGGTGGTTGGAATATCTGTTGTTGCAGAAGTAGCGGCAGAAATATCATAATCAAAATACCATTTATAACTTGTTATATTATAATTCTGTAATGTTTCTGAAAGCAAATTAACTGTTGCCGTAAAATCTACGTCTAATGGACTCGAACCTTTAAGTGGCGAGCCGACAAAATCAACAACCACATCTTCATAAGAATAAATTGTTGGATCTAATAATTCTAAAAATATATTTAATGGTTCGGGAGTAACTGTTATAACATCGCCAATTATAATAGTTGGTTCTAATAATTCTAAAGTTATTTCTAATGGTTCCGGAGTAACATGAGCTCCACTAATAGGACCAAAATAAAATGCCCCGATATGACCCGTTAAATTAAAAAACCATGCTCCAGGTCCTAATCTACTATCTCGATAAAATCCAGTATTAATATCATTAGTAACCCAGCTCGAAGCTCTATCTACGCTAGTGGAACTTAAACCATATTCACTAAATCTAATACTTTCTTTATCTATATTAGCAAATGTAGGAAAAACTTTACTATCTTGATCCCAACTAAAATCATTATTTAAATATGTTATTGAATCGGTAGCAGAAACGCCAGCAGAAAAAACTGTCTGTGAATCTGTAACTGCACAATAATTAAATTCAATACTAGATATATCTATACCGTCGAGTGGTGAAGTAACAGCACCCAAATCATATGGTTTGCTATCTATAAAAGCACAGTCATTATGTCTAATAATTATTGACATTTATCATCCTTTTTAACCCAACAATTGATACCCATAATAGTTATTATCCCCGCTGGTTCTTGTACAGCCATTAAAATCTAAAATGCTACCATCTAATATTGATAAATTTAAATTATCATAAAATATGCAATTTTTAAAAATAAAATATTCACTATTATTATCCATATTTATATACGGTTTATTTATGATCCCATCTTCTATTATTAAATCAATATCTGCGCTATTTGTCGAAAAATTAGACGGTTCATATTGAGAAATCATAGTGCAACCACTTATTCCCGTAGCACTTATATGATAAACAGACCAAGGACTTCTATCTTGCCATGAAGTAATTGTTACTTTTGTATTTATATTTTCAAATAATTGTAAATTACTTCCAGTACTTTTAATACAATCACCTTTTATTCTAATAGTATCTGCACTTGTAACATAACCATCAAATGCCGAAGTTCCACTCAAAAATAATTCCAATTGTGATTCATTAAATGGGCTTGCACTTGTTCCAGTTCCAGTATCAGAATAAGAATTATTTATATCAGAATAAAATGTACTATCCCAATCATATGAAAAACTTTTTATTCTACCATAAGGATCATTATCACTATAAACATCATTAGTGAATATTAATTTTTTTACATTATCAATTACTATATATCTATTATCAGATGAACCAGGTATATAATCTAACATTTTTAATTCGCCATTACAATTATAACTATAAATATATCCCGTTCCGACACCATTACAATTGATAACTAATTGCCTATTTTGATCTATAATTACGCCATACCCTGCACCGCCCGGCGAATTTGAAAATGCAGATGTTGTTATGTTCGCATTATTGTATAATACTGAAATCAAACCGCCATTGATATTCCTTGTAATAAAAATTAAATCTCTAATATTATCTATAGCAATATTATTTGTATTATCATCTAATACTAATGAATCCATATAAACAAAATTATTGCCTGAAGTATCATAATATACCATTACAACAGCTCCCGCACTCAAAAGAAATAATTTAGTTATTTCTTTATCTAAATCTATTTTTCCTGCACTTGTACCATATTCTTCAGCGCTGGTCATATTACCTGAAGTATCATATGAAAATGATAAAGCTGCAAATTGATCACTGCTCGCAAAAAGTAATGAATTTGTATTGTCGACACATAACCCATTTATATTAGTAGCTGAACTTAATCCTTCAAAACAATCGGCGCTTGTCATATTACCTGAAGTATCATAAATATAAGAATAAATTTTAGTATCATAATCTACAAAAAGTAATTTATTAATAGTATCTATTTCAATGTTTTCGATTGCTACACTTCCAATTATATCTTTGTCTGCTGAAGTAACAATACCACTGTCATCATACGAAAATGATCTCAAACCATAATCGCCGTTATCTGCACTAAATGTTGTAAATAATAGTGAATTATTAATATCAATATTTATATTAGTTTGATATTCGTTCAAAGTGGCAGCACTTGTAATATATGTTACTTGTCCTCTCATCTCACATAATCCTTTCTACTATAACCAAATAAACCAGTTTCATAATTTTTATATATGTCGTAATTTTTACCTGGATTTGGCGGCGTAGTAATGCCACTAAATGGAACTAATATTTCTTTATTCATTAATAACCAAGATAGTGTTTGATTATAACCACTATCGCCTTTTAGAAAAGGATAATCAGTAGGTAATGACCATCCAAATTGACAATTTTCGTTAGCACTTAATATAAAATAAGAATCGATATAAGCCGAAGTTTCTCTAAAAGTATCATTATAGAGATAACAATTTGCGCTCAAAAAACTTGATGTGCTTGCCGAACTTGTAAATCCAGTAATAACAGAATCAGTAATTTTAAAATTATAAGCACTAAAAGTATTTAAATCACTAAATCCATTTTCGGAATAAATTGTACATCCTTCAACGTCAACGCCACTAACTGAAATATTTGGATATACTTTAATAGTACTATTTAATCCTTGTTGAACTAAATACATATTATAAGCATATGATAAATAATATGTACCACCATAATCAGTATTATTTAAATTAAATGGCTTGTTATAGATAATGCCATTTTTTAGAATTGATGATTTAAAAGAAACTATAGTACTATCATAAACTGAATAATCATTTATTATTAATAACCAAGGGCCATAAGCAGAAAGATCCCAAGATTCAATAGTTATTTTTTTATCGGAATCTGTTTCTATAGCAGTCCAAGGAGATGTTGCACTCGTTGGTTTTGTTAACTCTCTATATCCACGTAATTTGAAAATATCTGTAGCGCTTGCACTCCCATCAGTTTTAATATAATCATAGAATTCTAAATAATTAAACGGATCTGCGCTGGTACCAATATTAGAAGTATTTGTATCGTATGTTTCACTAATATCAACATAATATGTTGTGCTGGGTAATTCAGACACAATAAATGCTGCCGAAACAGAAAACGTATCTGGTGAATCATATAATTTTAATGTTATATTTTTTGTTCCTGGCGTTTTAAATTTATAAGGATAATAAATTAGACTATCAATTACATTTTGACTTTCATAATTATCATCTATAAAATTAATATCATACAAATTTGGACTACCACCTAATATATCTCCTGACAAAAATAAATCCTGATATGTATTAGCACTTGTAATAACTGCTGACGTTGATAAATTGTGAATATTATATGAAGCTGATAACGTACCACTATATGATGTTATTTTTGTTGCTGAAGTTATTAACTTATACCATTCATTTTTTGTTTCTATTTCTGCCGTTGCACTAAAAGTACCAACTGAATTATAAGTATGTGTTATTAATAAATTAGTTGTGGCAGAAGTATTGCCATCACCAAAATCATAGGTTATTTCATTATTATTGGTGTTAGCAGAAGTGGCACTAACTGAAAATGAAATATCAAAAGGAATAGTACCTGAGGATCCTGATGCAGATAAAACATTATCAGGCTTTTCAAAATAGAATGAACCGATTCCATCTCTCTGCCCAGAAAACCATTCTAATCCATCAGTTTTATAATCTGTATCACCAGAAACAGTTATACCTAAATTACTTTTGAGATAATTAAAATCGCTGTATGCACTCGCTGTTGGCGTGGAATATACTGGCGAAATCCAACTTTCTTGTATAGTACCTGTTTCATATTCTAAAGAATCAACAGCTAAAAAAGGACTGTGAGATGTTTTTAAAATAGCTAATGTCGTGCTCAATGTTACATTATTCAACGAAACATTGACAGATTTACTGAAAACATTATATTTCAGTATATGTTCAGCATAAATAACAGAATTTATAATATCAACAGTAACATCTTGTTGATCATTAAAAAATGATATAAGATCGTCAGCATAAAATTCATTAACACTAAAAATATTGCTGTTAATTATATTTACATTTTTAAAACCGTTTATCTGAATCATAATTTCCTTTTATGACGGCGAAGGTATTCTATCATTAATCCACATATTATTAGTATTTAATATTTTATTTTGAGGATTATCATACGCTACAATTTCAAACCCGTACGCGTCTTCTAATATTCCTCCACTGAAATATAAATTTGGAGTAAATCCATTTCTTCCAGTTTTTATTTTTAACAAATTATCAGTAGTTATTTTCCAAGGTGTTGTTTGCCAATTCACTGCGCTAATACTCATATTTTCATAACGCATATTAATATCTATTTCTAATGCTCCAGTTGTTGTTCGGGTGCCGCTCAAAACAAATACAGTATCGACTTCAACTCCAAAACCATTTGATCCACTATTTACATAATTAAACCAATCGATATATCCATACGGATATTCTACTGTACCGTAGCCTGATGCACTTGTGCTTAAATCGACATATTTATAATCTGCCATAAATTACCTATACTGTTTTGTATGTTGCTACCAAAGCAATATTAATTTTAGCCACCTCATTTGGCATGCTATAATTAACAATATTACCATTACTATCAATCATATTAGATTTTATTCTTGATAAAAATATTTTATGAATATCTGAAACAAGTGTAATAAAATCTTCAGTATCCCTAAATGGTGTATGATTATTATTACTGCTCGTTAAACTATCATATAAATCTTTAGTATAATTAAAAAATGTTCTTTCTGTCAATGTCAAATCGACATTTAAGATATTATAATAATTATCAAATTCAGTTTTTAAATTGGTTTCGTCTGCGTATAATGTTTTATTTAAAATTGTATTTGACGTCGAATCATATGCAGTATATGAAACTGTAGATGCGGAAAATTCTATATTAGAATAAACCACATTAGGAAATTCTTCTATAATATCAGTAATATTAGATAAATAAATAGAAGTATCAAAATCAGCATTCTTATCTAACCATTTATAAATATCATTTTTAATACTCGTTAAAAGATCTGTTTTATCTGCTAATTGATTTACATATATTGTACCATTTAAATTAAAATTTTGTATGATTGGTGATATATATACGTTTTTAACAGTCACCTGTGAACGTAAATCTAATTTATCAATAACGCTTGTTATCTTATCACTAATAAGTGAATTATCGTTTATTATTAATGTTGCTTTATTGCTTGATTTGGCATAAAATCCTAATGCATTAGTAAATGCATAATTGGATGCTGTTAATTCTGGAGAAAGAGAAGCGATATAACAAGAATCATACGGACTACCCGAAACAATAAATCTATCATTAACTGAATCATAATTACAAGAAATTGCTGAAAAAGCGTAATTACCATAATTATCATTAATTGCTGACGACCCTCTTTGGTCAGTAACTAATCTCAATTCAGTTTGTATTTCAGAAGCAATTTCCGATAATGTACTAACAGCCGATATATTTATTTCATCTGTTTGTTGATTTATAACTGAATAACCAGATAAGTATAAATCCGATGTATATGTAATACTTAATTTTTGTGTATCATATTTAGTTTTAAAATCGTCTAAATCTATTCCTAAATTATCGTTACCATAAAGTATATAATATGATCCTGAAGTATTATATGTTTCTAATTGATCAACAATATTTTGTTTCACGTAAATATTAAAATAATTTTCATTTTTCAAATCATCCTCTTGACAATCTAAATCTAATACTGCTGTTTCTAAATTATTATCTTCAGTTTTAACTGAATAAGCAGTACCAGTTAAATTATATAACGAACCCAAACAAGAAAATAATACCACATTAAATAATTTTCTAATAGGCTCATTAGTTGAATCTTCCATCTCGTCCTGTTCACCCCATACCACTGCATTTTTAATTATAATTGGCGATGTTAAACTTTTTAAATATGCTATATAATCTCTTTTTGTTACTACTCTATCTAAAGAATAATAAACTGAAGGTGCATTTAATTTTATGGAATCAATATCTTCAATATCAGCACCGCCAATAAGATTTGAATAAAATAAAAATTCTATATTGCCTGTTATATCAGCTCCACCTGCTAATACTGTTGAATCAGTATTTAAACTTTCATCAATAATTCCGGTTTTATTTGCTTTAGAGCCTTTCGTTGCTAAATATGTAATATAAATATTATCATAATTTGTAATAGGGCCATTAGCACTTACATTAGCTCCTATTGCTGCATATTGAGCGTCACCAAATAAAATTTCTACATTTTCATCAACAGCAGTTCTAACAACACAAACCTTTTTTTCATCTCCCTGAACAAAATTTTCTATTGATTCTAAATTAATTAACGATCTTCTATCAATAGAATAATCTACTGCAGCAGCCGATGTTTGACCAACTTCAACAGTAGTAATATTAATATCATAATCTTGATCGCCATATTTATTAGAAAATTCACTATCTTCTAATTTATATATCTGGAAATTCTGTCCTACCTGATCATTCGTTTCGCCTTCAATTATTTTTTGTTTTCTTTCTCCTTGCAAAACATAAAAATATTCATCGTCGTCGCCTATAGTAATTTCTTTTTCATAATCTTCGCCAGTAGCACTTATTGATGCAACATCGGCAGATGTAAATGTATAACTAATCGTATTTTTTAACAAATAATTATTAGAATCATAAGTAAAATCTGTATAAATTGGAACTTGTAAAATATCGCCAGTTTTAATATTTTTACTTGTTAAATCGCCAGTAATTTTCATTTTTATTTTAGCTTCTGCAGGTATTGGTCTTGTTACTACATACCCTAATTGTTTTGCTAATAAAATAGCAGACGATCTTAATTTACAAGTATCAAAATAATTTTCTTCAGCTCTTCTTTCTAAATTATAATTACATAAATCGCCAACAGCAGCAAATATTTCATACGTTAATTGAGCAATAGCAGATTCTTTAAAATTTTCAAATCTACTATCATTCTCAATTTTATTCTTAATTCCGGTTAATATTTCTTCGTATGTTAAATTCGTGTATTTTAAAAAATTTCCCATTTTCTATCCTTTTAAAAAATAATCTTCTTATCGTATGAGCTCACAATATTTAATTTTTTTATTATATATGGTATTTTCAATGTAATTGCATGTGAATCATAACTTATTATCATTTTTACACTATTTTCTAATATAGTAATTCTATCTTCCCATCTCTTTATAGCTTTAATAATAGAATCTAATAATCTTTCTGCTGTTTGCTGACTTATTGTTTCTGAAATAAAAGAATATAAAGGAGAACCAAAAAAAGGATTAAATACTCTTTCACCATAAGAAGTGGTTAATATAGTTTCAATACTTTGCTTAATTGCAACGTCATCCCATACTTCGCCTTTAGTATTGATATTTTTAGCTATATCATAAGCCCAATTATCTCTAGTTGAGAGAATCATTTTATTCTTCTTTATTTATTTCTTTCTATGAGATCATATAATCCTAATTGTATAAAAGCATACTCTGATATTTCAAGATGAATATCATCTTCTTTTATTTTAGGTATTTTTTCTAATTCTATTTCAACTTTTTCTTTCAATAATTCTTTTGATTTATTTTTTATTTCATCTGTTAATTTATCAAATTCTGGTTGTTGACCTCTTACTAATCCTGTATACATTTCTATTTGATTACCATTTCGGTCAATAGATTTAATAATTATAGGTTTATTTTCTGAATCTTTTGTGCAATATTTTAATCTTAAATTAGTAATATCTTCATTCATTATATCGATTTTTTCTTTATATTCGGCCGATTTTCCTTTAATCAATTTCATAATTTCAACTAATAAAAAACCGAATTTCCACGTTCCTGCGGACTTTAATTTTTTTAATTCTTCACACATATTAACAGCACTATGCAGATTTAACAACCCTTCAACATCTAATTTCATAACAACTCCTTTTAAATGATTATTATTTTAATTATTTATAAAACTTAATTTTCGCCGAATTTGTTATTTTTCTTTAGTTATTGGTTTTTCTTCTATAGTTTTTATACCGAGTCTTGCCTTAATCTTTAATATTTTATCTTTATAAAACACTTCATAATCTTCGTTTTTTATTTTTTCAATCATTTCTTTTTCTACTAATTCTTTATCTAATTTAACTTGTAATCTTTCTATTGCTTCATAAATACGAGTTATTGATTCATCAATTCCTACCATGTGTTCCTTTTTGGCTATTTCTACATAATCAAAATCTGCCATTGTTTTCTCCTTTTTGTTTTCTACTCACCGAGTAGTGTATAACCCATCGGTCAAGTCCCACCTGTTCTATTTTCAAAATATATTTTTCCGTCAGTATGTACACTTACATTAAAAGTTCCATCGCCTCCAGTTGTTCCAGACAGTGCGCCTGTAGTTACTGCAAACGTCGTACCACTTTGCGCTGTAATTGCTATTGATACTGAACCATCTACATCGTATGCAATTATAGCACTAGTACAAGAGGTCTGGCAGTGGATACAAAGCATTCCATGCGATCTGCCAGGCGTAAAACTCGTGGCAGTATCGTCGTCGAGATTAACGTTTCCGGCAGATATGTTTTTATTGGTACTCGACAAATTGTGGTCAAACACGATTCCGTGAGTATTTGTTTTTTCTGATATGTGATCTACATATATAGTTGGGGCTACTAAATGAGCCGCTGTCACCAATTCATTCGTAACATACACGCCGCCTCCATGATCTTCTATGTACATAGCCAGCGTGCCATTGGTCAAAAACCTCATTGATTCCGAACCACCATTGGGCGAATACCACCGCGATTCTATTCGTCCTATTGTTTCTATTACCGGACTTGGTGTTGCATCAACATACCCAATAAAATCTATACAACCGATCACGTCTGCATTTGATAAAATATTACCGTTTCTGTCATGGTATATTTGCAATGAATATCCAACGGCATCAACTGTCTTTGTTGTATATCGAGAAACTGCCGATGTAGCTGACATATAGTAATTATAACTTTTTATACTTCCGTCCGCATTAATTGGTCGCATATAGAAATCGCCGGTTTCAGAATAACCGTTGTCTTGACCTATTATAAACATTTCATTGTCACCACCAATAGAAGTATTACAGAAAATAATACTGTTAGCTGAATTTCGAAGCCCGTCACTCATTGCAGACCCGCCCTCAAGAATTAATCTGGCATTATACCCAGAAGTTGCTTTAATATGTAAACCGAGACTCGTTGAATCAAAATCACCAGTAGAACCTCCCACGTCCACAAGCGGTGCCGTCGTCCCGATGCCGACGTTGCCGGTCGGTGTTAAAGCTAAATTTGGACTGGCGTTCCAGTTTGTTCCGTTGTGATACCACGCCTCAAAATTATTACCTGCCGAATGTAAACGATGTGACCAGATCCATGCCTCCCCACTGGTATTGTCAAACCATGTTAAATCTTTTACGGCAGTTGCAGCGCCTGTGATGGTAAGCAAATTCGTGGAACCTGCAATAGTTAATTTTGATACAACACCATCGACAGTTGCAGGTGTCGTCCCGATGCCGACGTTGCCTACATCTGTAATTCGCATCCGTTCAGCCAGCGGATATGTTAAATTATCTCCTGTCAAAAAGCACAAACTGGTGGCTAAAGATGTGTCGGACCCCACATTCCTCGCTGTATATTTGGCCCCTATAGCTGCCGTAACTGGCACGTTTCCCATACCGTCGTAAGAACGAAAAAGAATTGCAGACCACGTATTAGCAACTTGGGTTAAATTGGTAAGATTAATTGACGATGTAATCGGTGGTGTTGTTCCCACGGTACCGTCAGCGTGTAAAACTTCAAATTTCGTATACGGTGTCACCGCCCCGATTCCTATGTAGCCAATCTTATCTATTGTCATTGCTATCCCATCAGCAATGCCGCCCTGATGATAATAAAATTGAGTAGTATAATCATTTGCCGTATTGCCAGGATTTCTTACGGAAGACACAGACATTCCAGCAAAGGTTGTTACTGTAGTACCATTATAAAGACCATATAACATAGAAGACGGAACATTACTTGCTGATGCTGGTGTTGCAAACGTTTTACCAACCAGATATGTTCCTGCCGTGTCATATCCTAATACAACATTTCCAGCAACTACTAATTTTTCAGTAGGCGCGACCGTCCCGATGCCGACGTTGCAATCATCAAAAGTAATCGTATCCGTCGCTGCATCGGTAAATGTCATGCCGCCTTTTCCAGCGCCCAAACCAAATCTTTTTGTACTACCAATAACAACATCACTTGCAGTTTCACTTAACAGGCTATCAACCAGTCCCACTCCTAAAGCGCCAAATTTAGCATGTACTCCAGCCGTACCGAGTAAACCTAAATCCGCCGCTACTATTGCGCTGGATGTCAGTAATCCCGCTGCGGAACTGTGGATAATACCAAGCCCGTAAGTATTAAACGTCACCGCACCTGCACCCGTTACATTCCAAAGAGCAGCACCTCCTTTTGCAGCACATCGAATATTATAATCGCTTGCACTACTACCCGCATTAATCCACAAACCATTATTACGATCTGCGGTTGATTCATCATTGGATATATATGCCACATACGTATTATCCGATACACCATCTGCCGCATGTAAATGAAATAAATATAAGGGGTCAATTACTCCGACACCTACACGCCCATTCGCATTATTATTCACGTTGAAAACAATATTATTATGACCGGATACTCCCCACTCAAGACCTGATAACGCACCATGAGCAGTAGCAATAAATGTTCCCGCAGGTAAATTACTTATTGTACGCAAATCCTGTGTTTCAATATAATAGTTCGGTGCTGCATTTCGTAATATTACTCTGTAAAGTAATTTCATCTCCTGAAATGGTAAATTACCCAATGCCAAACTTTCGTACTTATTATTTGCGCGAGCATCGGCAATATTTACATCAGTACGTTGTCCCATCAGTGCAACTATTGGCTTTACAATAGAATTTGTTGCAAAAATCCACATTGCCATGTACTGATTTGCACCAACATCTGCTAAAGCATTGCCATTATTATACCGTAAATTACCTGCATTTAGTTTATAGTATGCTGTCTGGTTTAAATCCCATTCAAAATCAGCCGCACCATTTTTATACAGCACATCACATGTAGTTTGTGCTGTAATGAGAATCTTATTGTCTTCATCGTAAATTGCACCAGCACCAATTGAAAATGTTGTGTTTGTGAATGCTCCTGTAAGCGCCCCTGTACTATCAACAGCATACAACACACCCACCGTATTATGCAATAAATTATGGGTTTTCCAATCCATTGTAATACCATGTCGTTCTCCACCCAGAAGTCCTTTATCAAAGCCCGGAGTCGTATTGTAATATACTGTCGCAATAAATACATTTCCATCACCGAAACCCGGAACTGATGTCGTTTCTGATAATGTTCCTGCTGAATTGTAGTATATCCAATGTGTTCCCGTGACATCACTCAACGTAATTGATGCAGTAGATTTTGTTGACTTAATTCCTTGTATATAAATTTCGTGATTTCCTGTAATCGTAAATATGCGAGTATTGTCAACAAATGATAGTGTAGTTGCTGCAACTCCCGCAGCGGTAAACCCTGTTGGTTCGTGTCTGTCAGTTGCTATTGTCACCGAATCTAATATTGTTTTATAACTTGGCCTTAACTCTCCATATAGTATTCCAGGAACATTAATTATGCTTGCATATCCTGGGATGCTCCTTGCCAGTTTACTCCATTTCGGCGTTGCGTTTCCTATAATAATATCACCGTCAACAGGAGACGCTGCGCCTGTAGTGTCTCCATGAATAGTCGAAAAAAGGTCGTGCGCTGTAGCTGGCCACGTTGCCGGTGAAGCATGTTGATGATCCCGGTGAGCAGCAATAATAGCAGTTCCTGCCGATGCAGAATCACTTATACCTATAGTTGTCGGATTTGTATTATCAAATATCGCTTTATACCCTGGTTCAACATCCCCATTAACAACACCAAAAACATTCATTAAATTTGCACCGGGAACAGATATAGCATATCTTGTCCATGTTGCTGATACGCCTTGACCCGTAATTATATCACCTCTGCTAACATCTGCTACTGTTGTATCTGTATGTCTAGTAGATAATAATTTATGTGGTGCATTACTGTCAACATACGTTTTAACTGCTTTTTCTGTCGGTAGAGCTAAATCGCTATTACCGCCTAATGTGCCATCAATAGAAAATTCATTAATACTTGTACCATATTTTATTTTAATTAATCCATTTACATCTTCATATATATTAGTTTTTGCCCATCCACCAATACCATCACTTTTAGGTACATAATTTAAAGGAATTTTATGACTTGATACATTATTACCAGATAAATTAATTCCACTTACTGAAGTATTAATCCAATCAATTCCATCATAAATTAATAAATCATTTTTAGCTAAATTATTATATTCTACATCAGAAAAATCGTCTAATGTTCCACTCGTTTTAAATGCATTAATAATTCCATTATCAATAGCCGATAAAATCAATTCTAATGCTGGTTCTTCATACTGTTTTAAAATTATTATTTCATTATTACTATTTAATTTTGCTCTGCCATCGTCTTCTTGATCATATTTTATATGATCTGGCATTTTTTCAAAATCAAATAAACCTCCAGCAGAAGTTTGCAGTATTCCTATAGTTTCGTTTTTTATTGTAGTTATATCTAGCATAATTTTCTCTTACGGTATGTTTATTTTCATTCCTGGTATTAATGTATTTGTTGCTAATGGCGCACCAGTTATATAACAAGTTAAAGCGTCAGGACAAGGCCGTATAGCATTTTTGCCAATATTAATCCGCCCCGCTGCTCCTGGTTCTATTGTTATTGTTGATAATGGATTTTTTTCTCCTGAAAATAATTTTACATTACCTGAAACATCAATTTCAAATATTGGGCCTGTTTGATGTTCTAATTTAAAACTACCATTACTTTCCATTGTAATTTTTATTCCTGCTCGTTGTTCATAAATAGTTTGCCCTGTTTTTCTATTGAGAATAAATTTATCGCCCTCATCTGTTTGAAAAAAAACCATCATATTCGGATAATCAGTATTTTTATCGTCAGGTAAACTATTTTTTTTGATAATTTTCGAGGTATATATTGGCCTATATACATCTCCTTGATCAAAACGCACATTTACTATGCATTCATTTGGTGGAACTATAAACGAACCCTTCAAACTACCCACAAAATTAAAATCAGGCAATGCCCAAGGTAAATCATTATCTATAATTTCTTTGCCATAAATACCATAAACTCGAATTTGACAACGTCCCAACTTTTTGGGATCGTTATTATTTTTCACGATACCGGCATAATAATTCCCATAAACTTCGTCTGCTTTTTGATCAAAAAAAGTTTGCAAAATATTCACTAAATCTTTATTATATTCTTGCCTTATATTTTCGCTCATAATTGAAAATTGGAATTATTATTTCCATCCCTTGAAAGAACTATTTGTTTTCTAAAAACTTTACTTTTTCCTGCTCCATATATTATGCCTGCGGTTAAATATTTTCCACTCATTATATCATTAACTGCATGAATACTTCCATACGTTGGCATTGATGGTACAATCAGATTTATTTTATCAAATAATTTTACATTACTCAAACTATTAATATTAAGAGTCATAACATACGAAAAGAAATTATCTATATAGAATTTATTCTGTGAAATAGCTTTTGAATAAAACTTGTGAACATTATTTTCAATACCATTATATGTACTATCAACTAAATAATTATCTTCTTTAAACGTTCTCTGTGCTAATATACTCTCATTATTATTTATATTCTTTTCTATATTACCATTAGTTATATCCCAATAATTGTATCTTATTCCATAATTATTTATTTTATTTTTTGTACCATTGAGATTGATATGGTCATAATAGTTATACCAAATAGTTTTTGCATCATCAATATTATCAAAATCAAATTTAGTATAATTTTCTTGATCATATATTGCTGTTTTTTCTTGAGCTTTTTCACATTCGTATTTTATACTGGTTGCTTTTAAATTCTTATAAATATCAGTATATATTAAAATTCCATCATTTTCTTTATATGCCCTATTTTTTATATGTTTTAAAAATAAAAAATTAGGTTGATTAATTTGTAACCAATTCATGTTATCATTAGTTTTAAATCCGAGAGGAATTTCAAATTTCAATCCACATTCACTTGCAATAGAATCTAAAACATTTAAAGAATTTTTATTCTTAAAACACCTTGTTCTAATTGGAAAATATAATTCTTTCGAATATAATAAACCAGTAAATGAAACTATTGAATTTTGATTGTCTCCAACTAAATTAAATTTAAAATCTTGTAATAAAAACTCAGTTCTAATTGGATTTTCATCATTAGGGTGTTTGCCTAACATTAATGTAATTTTAGCATTATCATTAATATTAAAAACTTCGGAAAGCATTCCATCATCATTTAGAATACAATATAATCTTGGAACAACATCTAATACCCATTCCCTAATTGTTATAGTAATAATATTTTCAGGTATTATTTCTATATCATCTATCTTCATTTCGCATAAAAATAGCTGATTAAAAGATGTGTCTATATCGTTCTGCAGTCTGTTACTACTCATTGTTATTTCTTTGCTAAAATATACCCTATTTAAACGTTTAAATACACCCTACAATTGAAGATAAACGAAAAGTAATATCAAAGTACGTTGAAAATTATCCTCAATTCTAGCCTATTATTTCTTTGTATTTAGATACCATTCAGTTATATCACGAACATTAGGAACTTTTATAATTAATCCAACAGTTAAATCGTTCCAAACATCATGAATATTATTTACGTACATTAATAGATACCAATAATCTTGATTATTATATATTTTATATGACAATAAATCAGGTCTCTGAATATCTTCTTCTCTTATTGTATAAAAAGTAGTTGGTCTTTTTATTTCAAAATCACTAATATCAGACAGTAAAAAATCGCACTCATCATTGCCATTGATATTATTTTGATTATAAAATTTTACTCGGTTAAATTTGCTCATTATCTAACTCCTGTTGTATTTAATTCTTTTCCTTGAATTTCTACTCTTTTTTTCTTAAGTGTTAAACCCGTACTGTATTTATCTTTACCTGCTATTAAAGGCATAGATTTAGAAGAAAAAGAAACTTTAAAATTAGCAAACATAGGGCCCGTTTTTGTCATTTGTTTTGATAAATCACAGGAAATATTTTCAATTATCATTTCAGGATGATCAAAATAATTACCTATTTTTACCTGTACTGCGGGAGGAGAATTGGTAAGCATAAATTCACCTACAGAAATTCTTTTTAACCCTTCATCGACAGATCCTCTAAGATCTGCAGGCAACTTTCCTTTTAAAGCACCAACTACTTTTTCTGATGTAGTTATAACTCCCCCAAGAAATTTTGATAAATTAGCAACAATATCACCTAATACACCCAAATTTTTTAAAACTTCTATTTCATCAGCATTCATATTATTTAATACTTCTAATAAATTATCAACAACTTCACCATATTCTATTGAATATCTCGATTTTTGTGGCGTGCATAAATTTAATAATAATGTCGATGCTCTTAATGGTTGTCCATCGTCATCCCAATTAACTACTTTAAAATTTACATCAATTTTAATGTAACTTCCTTTAACAAAGAATTTTTCAGTACTCAAACCCGCATTAGTTAAACTAACTCCTGCCGCTGCCATTGGAGCCACTGCCATATTAAATAAACTTTCAATTTTTGGAAAATTACTAACTATACTGGCTAAATTTAATACATCCCATTCGGGGTCCATGCTTATAGAAATTGGTTCTTGAATAACACCAATAATAGGAATTTCTGTTCTGGAGGAATTTAAAATAGGTATTATTTCTATTCTATATAAACCATCATCTTTTCTAACAGCTTGACTATAAGATGATTTAGTAAAAAGACTTTTATCCAAAGAACTCATTAATGTTTGTCCAAAATTAGCCATTTTTATCCCCCATACGCCGTGTCAGTTATTGATAAATTAGGCTTCAACATATTCGATTTTATTTTTTCGTTTTCTTTTCTCATATCTTCAGGCAATTTTTTAAGAATTTTATTTGTTTCATTTAATATTTCAATAAGATCATTATTTTTTTTCTCATCTATATCAGGTATATTTATTGGTTTATTCCTTAAAGATGACGTTTCTACTACTTTTTTTACAAAATGATTAAAAAAACTTGTATCCTCTTCGCCTACTGGCATTATTGATTTTTTTAAAATATCGCCGAAAGAATATTGACCAGTTCTAATTTTTTCTGTTTTATCTATTTTCTTTTTTTCAATAACTTGTTTTAAATAATCTTCAAAATCTTTAATCTTTCTATCTTGTTTTTCCTGCATATTTTGAATATCTTGTTGCTCATGTTCAAAAGACATAAGTTTATCTAATTTATTAGTAAAATAATTAGTCTTATCCCATATATTTTTTAAATTATTAACAAATGAATTTGGATTTTTAGGATCTATTGTTTTATTAATATCATCTGTTACACCTTCCAATATTTTTAAATTTTTACTAATAGAAATAATATAATCAGCTGTTTCCATTGGCAAACTCATTAAACCTTTTTTCTCAACATTATCAGGCCCCCAATTATATCCTGCTAAAATTTCCTTTATATTCCCGCCAAATTGATCAGATAATTGTTTAAGATATTTTGTTCCTCCAAAAATATTTTGTTTTGGATCATAAACATCAGTTACACCCATATCTTTAGCAGTGCCTGGCATTAATTGCATCAAACCTTTAGCGCCCATCGGAGAAACTGCATTCTTTTTACCGTGGGATTCTTGCCAAATTACTGCTTTTATTAAATCTTCAGATATTTTAAATGTTTTACTTGCATCTTTAATAATATCTTCATACTCGTCTAATTTATGTTCTTTTATTTTTCTATAACTTTTAGGAGTATATTCCTTTTCTTCTTTATCTGTTAAAAAATCTTTTATAGTATCTTTTAAAGTCTGAAATGGTTTTTTAACTGCGTCACCAATTTTATTTTTAAAATCATTTAAAGGTTTTTTTAAAAATGTAGAAGCAGCAACAATAGCAGCAACTCCGCCAATAGCAGTCAAAACATAAGGATTTTTTAATGCAGATAAAACTTTTGTTAAAAGACTTTTTTCTGTTTCTTTTTTGGGTTGACCAATCTCTTTAATACCTTTTAAAATTTCGTTAGTTTTATCTACTTTATCGGCAACTATTTCAATTGGGTCTTTTTTCTTTGTAAAACGACCTCTTTCATCTCTAAAAAACTCTCTTTGTTTTCTAGCTTCTTTTTTAATATCGTCTAAACCTTTTTTTAGATCATCTATTGTTGCTGTCATAATTCTCCTAAATCAAATTCTGCAAAGGTATTTCTTGCAGATTATTTTCTTTTTCTTTTTTTAACTGCGCACATAATCTTTCATATTTCCACATAAATTCAAAAAAACTCATATTTTCAAAATTACTTATTTTTAAATAATAATTCATTAAAAATTCCATTTCATATATTCTACTTAAACTGATATCTGGGAATAAAGAATTCGGTACAAAACGTAATTCCCATAGGAATATTACCTCCGCACGAAGAACATGTAGTATTAATAAATTCTTTAAACCCAAACTCGTTCTTTTTAATAAAATCTTTTAATTTAACATATTGTTCTGGATTTAAAACATTCCGTATAAAATTATATTTTTCTAATAATGAAAAATCTTTTTTATTTATTTTCAAATTAGCTGCTAATTCTAAATCTGATATATCAATTTTTTTGTTATCATCTTTTTCATTTTCATTTAATTTTTTTATTTCATCTACTTCTTTTTGTGATTTTATAGATTGATAAACCACTTCTATTATATTATTTCCAAATGTCATCAAACCATTAAAATTTTCCGGTAAATAAATAATTTCTAATTTATCCAAATCAAATTCGTATTCAATTTTATTTTTACATTTTGCACACTCATAATCAATAATATATCCCGGTTCTTTATATGTATTAGCTCTTAACCAAAGTATTATATATAATTTATCGAAATATCTTATTTCATTTAATTCTATGCCTTTAATTGTTTGTTCTAATACTGAATCAATAACAAAATCAAAATTTTCACTATTTATTTCTGCTAATTTTTTTACTTCTGGAACAGTCAATCTACGTCCTAATATCTTAGTTCCTTTTGGATAGAATTTAAAACGAGACGGTAAATCTTTAATTTCAAAAAATTGAACATTATTCTCTTTTTTTGTTTCTTCAATTTCAATTACTTTCATATATTATCCTTTCGAGGCTGCTTTCATATGCATTTTAATCAACCCCAGTTTTGTATCTATTACATCAATTCTTTTTTCTATATCCCACATTCTTAAATCTATTTTTTTAACCATTTCTTTATATTCAGGCTTTCCTGTTGTTTTTGCCTTTTCAGTCATCGATTTCTTTTTTTCTTGCCAGCTTTTCATCTCATTTTCTAATAAATCTCTATTTTGTCTTAACTGCGTTGTTCTTGCTGCCCCTGCCTGTTTCTCCGTCATTGGCTTTTCCTCTTTTTTTACTTCGGGTTTAACAGCAGATTTTCCTTTTACTTCTTTTTCTTTTATTGGTTTTCCAACTTCTTTCTTCTCTTTTGGCTTAATACCTTTTTCTGTCTTTTTCTTCTCTCTATATTTTTTAGCAACATCACGTGCACGTTTTCTTTTTTCAAACTCCCTTTGCACTTCTTTTTCTTTTTCTACTGCTAATCTATCTATATTTTGTTGCATCTTTGCTGCTTGAGATTCTAATAATTTAATCTGTTTTGAATAATTTTGCTTCTCTATTTGATTTTCTATTTTACTTTTTTTACTTCTTAACTCTTCAATTTTTGTGACTAATTTCTTATGGGCTTCGCGCAAAGTACTCAACTTATGTATCATATTTTTTAGTGTTGTTCCAATTGCTTCTGCTCCAGACTTTATTCCAGAAACAATATCGCCAGCCAATTCACCGGCTTGTGAAAAATCACCAATTGCTTCATTCATATATTCTTCTAAATAATTTTTAAACTTACCCATTATCAATCCTTCCAATTTATTTTTTAAAAAAATTAGCACTCTTTTTAAAATAAGCTGCATCTTTAATATTTTCAGTTATTGGCGAAACAGCCTCAGATACTATAGTTTTGGCTGCATTAATTAAAGCCCTTTTTGGATATAAAACTGAATAATAATCACAATTAAAAGTTAAATCATATTTAATTGAATCGTTACTTCCATAATTAAATTCTATATCACTTGCCTGTAAAAGAAAACACTCATGAAAAGTAAAATGATTTACAACTATACCAAATCTATCTTCTACTGTAACCATTATTCGATCAATATATACTTTATTGGGTGCATTATAGGTTCCATCAGTATTTAAAACTCTTTTTTGTAATGAATGTATAAAATCACTAATAGTTCCAAATTCATCTTCCTCTAAATTCATTTTTAATTCTAACCCGTCATATTCTAAATATGGAAAACTTTTAGGAACCGGCCCATACATTAAACTTTCTTTCTTCCAATCATAATTTGGTAATGTTACTGATAATACATGCCAGTGCTGAATCACTGGGAGCGTCGTGAACATCGATTTATCGTATATAGTAACGAAAAATCTAAAATTTTGCAGAATAGTTTTTGAAAACATTCTTTTAGAAAAATATCCTGCAAGCTCGAAGGCATTTGCACCTAACATACCAATTCCTCATACAATATTTTTAATTGAGATATATAATTCCCTCCATTGCAGAAGGAATATAAACACGATAAGAATCAAAGAAATGTTTATTTCCCGCTATCCTCTAACTGCCACCAATCATAAGCAAGAGTCAAATTATATTTAACTGAATCTTGTGCAGTATAATCTAAATTAACTTCATCAATATTACTAATCCATGCATTCTTAACACGAACATATTTATCTAACTCTTCATTCTCAAATTGCTTATACATACGCAATAATACGTCAACTGCATATTGTGTTTTACTGCCCAATGAAGCATTGCCGGGATGACCTGATTTTAAATCAGTACTATAAATATTTTCTTGCCATTCATATAATGCTTTCAATAACTTCTGATCTTCAAATTCTTCAAGAGTTATAGACATAGTATTTGTGAATACTGGCCGTCCAGGAAATACCTGTTTCATACCATAAAAATAAGATTCTATCGGATCATTACCTCTTGAAGGCAAAGATACACTTCTTGCTCTTAAAATAAAATTATCAGCATCAATTTTAGTATTTGTAACTTTAGATATATCTGGAATAAAAACTTTCCAAGTATATGTACGCTGAACATCACCTAATTTTTTAAGATCATTAATATGAAAACCCATTAGTTACTCCTTTTCTTCTTTTGCTTTTTCGTCTTTTATCTTCTTAAAAATATCTTTTACTCTATTTTTCTTTTCGTCTTTAGACTTCATTTTGCCTGGTTTCATTGCATCGCCTTTAATGCATTCATCTAATATTTTTTTATATGAATAATTAGATTTAAAAAATTCAATGTCATTCTTATTTGGTGGTCGTTTAATCATTTTTTCTACAACTTCAAAATCAGTATCTGCTCGAATTTTTTGTTCTTTTCCTGACTTTTTATTTTTAACAAGAAAAAAACTATTTTTATTATTTTCATTTAAACTTTCTTCTAAATACTCTTTAATACTTCTCATTGTTATTTTCCTTTTTTATTTAATCTGCTTTTCTTGTTCCGTGAACTTCGGCGTCGTTTTTCTCGGCCCATTTATTCATAGCTTCAACACTTTTAAATACTCTTCTCCATTTTGTACTATTCAATCCCTTTACTCCATAACCTTCTATCTGTTCGTCCTTGTTTTCTTTTTTTAGTGTCTCATTCAAATATTCTTTAATACTTCTCATACTGTAATTCTCCTTTAATTCTTTTTTTATTTTATTTTCCATATCTATTAAGTAATCATAATAATTTTTGAATTCCACTAAATGATCCATAGAAATCTTTAAAGCAATCTTTAAATCTTTTGTATGTTCCTGCTCTATTTTAACACCCTTTATAAGTTGTTCTATAGGGAAATCAGAAGGATTTTTATTATCTGCAAATCCTCCTGATATTGGATTTTTCCAATTTTTAGAAATTTCTTTTATAGTTTCTTTTGTAATGTTCATATTCTTATCTTATAACTTCAGAAAACGAAACTCCAGTCCTTGTGACTACAAACCCGAGCTCTATAAATTCAATTACCCGTACCGGCTTCACATAGCAGTCAACGGCTAATTTGTTAGAATCAATAATTAAACTGGTATTATTACTAGTGTCGCAGACGATTTGATATCCAATTCCATTACTGTCATCAAAAGCTCCCTGTCCTGCAACTTCTGCAAAAAAACTATCCAATATATTATATACCCTTAATCTGGTTTCATTATTATTTAATTCACCAATGAAAGGTAAAAGTGCGGCTTCTGTACTATTTTCTAAAAATAATAACAATCTTCTTACATTTATCCTGTCAAGAGCTGATGTTTTCATTTGACTCGTTTTCTGCCCCCACATTGTATCGCCAGTTCCTCTTAAATTTTTCGAACAGTTGATATTCACATCATACAACTGACCAATTTCAGTCGATTTAAATGTTTTGTATTGCCCGCTCGAATTAATTATTCCTCTCGTCACACCCATAGGAGCGTCCCAAGTATTTGCTATTCTATCAACTCTTGCCATTATAGCTGCACCATAAATACATTTCGGCAACCATACATATTTATCATTATATTTATCATAAAATTTATCCCAGCCCGCATACAGCGCAACATACGAAGGCGTGCCGTAGCCGTAAGTTTCTGCTGTTTTAATTTGAGCAACAGTCGTATGAGTTCTCTGGCCACTTTGACCAACAGCAATACAATCTTTTCTCAAAGCTGCAATCCTTGCCGCTTCAATTTTAACTGTCATATTATAAGTTGGTGCCATTAAAATATTGATTGAAGTTTCTTCCTTACTTTCAAAATAACTTAACCCATCAGTGGTTGTTAAATTAGTTCCATATACTAAATCTCCACCAGAAAGAGGAACAACTGCAGAAGGTGCACTATTAAAAGCTGTTGCGCCAAAATCGGCAGTACCTGGAACCACATAAATATATTGTGAATTTCCATTTACTACATCACTAATTCTTAACTGATTTTTAGCTGCATCTTGCAAACTTGCTCTGCTTCCATACCATGTTTCTACTGGAGTTGCAGAAATATTAGCGTATGATAAATTCGCCCATGCTTCACTATCTGTTTTTCTGAAAACATTAATTTTAAAAACATCTGCGGCGATTGAATGAGCACTTAAATCAGTAGCCGAAGTATAATCATCATAACTATTAAACCAATCGCAAGCAGAATGACAAGTTTCAATTGTTACTGCTGTATTGTTACCGTCTAATCCTGGGCCTAATGCGCCAACTAATAAAGCATTACCAGTTATTGAAGCATTTTCTAACGCATATATATAATTCAATTTATCGGCATTATCTGCATCTGCGGCTGCTGCAATACCTGAATTAGTATAAGTTCCGCTCGTATCAAAAACTATAGCAGCAAATTTATCACCAGTATCAAAATCTCTAACTACATATAACGAATCTGATTCAGTTAAAAATACTAATGCTGCATATTGACCATAACCCATTTCGGGAGTATCTGTATCAGATGCTGTAGTTCCAGAAGTAAATACTGGATCGCCAAAAATATCTGTATATTCTTGATCTGATTGAACAAAAACTGGTCTTGCTATAGGACCTTTTTTCGATCTTACGACTACTGCACCGGTTGAAGTTCCGGCAGGAAGCATGATATTAGAGATATCTCTCTCTGTTAAATAAACTCCCGGTACACTACGTTTCTTTATTACTGGCATGTTTTTCTCCTTATTTAAAAATTATTTATCATTACTGTATTAAATCATAAGTGTTATTGAATATACACCCATATTAGATGCTCTTTCTTTAGCTTTTTTTACTGCTTCTGAATAACTACCACTAAAAGAAAATTCTTTCCCA